GCTTCTTTGGTCTCGCCCCAGCGGCTTTCAAGTAGTTCTTGTGACATTTAAGTCTCCTTTTCTTTCTTTTTAGATACCTGCCAGGCGCTTGAGTTCAAAGACGTTGCTTGTGGATGCATCATCTTCCTGCACTCTAGCGGCAGTTTTATCGCCAGTGACTTCAGTAACACTTTCAGCAATCACGTTAAGGGCTTTTGCTGGGCGGTTCTCTGCTAATACAGCTGGTAGATATTTTTCAAAAGCATTTTTCAAACGACTAGTTTGAACGCTTTCGAGCAAATTACGCATGACTTCCTGCTTTTCCTTGTTTAAGGGACGCAGCAGTTCGCCCAGAGTGTTTTCACGCTCATTGGACTCACGAATCACACGCAGTTCGCGTTCTTTACTTTCAACCAGTGTTTTGGCACGAGTGGAAAGTTGGATGGCTTCGTCGAGTTTGCGTTCTTTATCAGCAATGATATTGTGCAACTTGCGAACTTCGGCCTTCTCATTGAGATGAGTAGAACCAAATTCTGCTGCATATGCTTCAAAAATACGACGTCCAAAGTTGTTCTCACGAGCAGCTTGGATGTCTTCCTTCAACTGACTAAGTTCAGCCTTCAAATGCTTGCTAACAGCTTGGGTCATCTTGTCTGCACTTTCCTTAACGAAACGTGCTTTGAGACTTTCCAACTTTGCACGAGCTTCGCCGACCAACTTGACTTTGGTGTTAACCAAGTCTTGTTTGTCTTGAGCAAACTCACGAATCTCGCGTGCAAGAGCGTGAACAACAAATCCTTCGAGTTTTTCGAGGCCTTCGTTGTGTGCTTTGCGGTCTTTGCGCAGTTCGCCTAGTTCCTCAGCTAACTTGGTTACTAGGAAGCCGTTGAACTTCGTAGCACTTTCAGTCATTTTCTGTTGGAACTTGACACGATCTTCAGCCAGTTGTGCTTTTTCAGCAGCAACTGATTGAATCTCTGCGGTGAGACCATCTGTTACCATGCGATCCAGGGCTTCCACCATCACTGTTTTGTCATGTTCGTAGCGTTGAGCAAATTCCTCGCGGAGTTCTGCACGAGCCTGTTCACGAGCTTCATTCAGCTTGGCTTCCCAAGCTTCGGTGATCTCTTGACGAGTTTCCTCGGTGATCAGGTTGCTATCTAGTAGTGGTTTGATTGCGTCTAGCATCAATTTCTCCTTAGATCTTGAGATCTTTGATGAGCTTGACAACTTCGCTCTTCAAATATCTCTCTACCCTGTTGTCCTGGCCTGCTTCCTTGGCAATCTCCAGCAGTCTATGACCATACTTCATATTCATGAGTCCTTCATAGATAGCTTTGGGATATGCGTTTGGTGCGCTGGGTTGGGCAACCACATCAACAGTGACTATTTCAAAGTCACTGACATGTCCTGTTCTGTCGTCGACGTTTCCTGATCCACGACTTGAAACACCAAGTTTTACACCTGCATCCAACATGGTCATTACAAGCTGACCCATGGGAGTTGGCAATAACTTGAGTTTACCGTATCCTGTTGAACCTTCGTACCACATTTTTTCAATCATGTGGCTCACACGGTCCAAATTAATTTTGAGATCATCTGGGTGATCAACTTCACCCAAAACACTCATTCCTTCGTTGATTTGTGCATTAACGTAATCAACGGCTTTGCGAATCTCATGGCCGGGGTAAATGCGCTCGTTGGCATTGCGTTTGTCACCTTCAATGAAGATGCCTTGCATGCCGTGGAGCTTTTTACCAGATCCATCTGCAGCATCCTCGAGCACCAATTGACACTGGGCTTGAGTGAAGCTGAGATGTTCTTTTAGATACTGAGCCATATCTTCGGATTAACCTTTGGGGAAAGGTGTGCGAGCATTTACACCAGCTGCTTGTGTGGTCACTGGCTTGGGTGCTGCGGTTTTGAATGCCTTGCTGCCTGCATCCTGTGTTGGTGTAACGCCAACATCTTTGGCTGTGGGTGCAGCACGGCCTTTTTCTTCGCCACCGGCAGTGTGAACTGGCTTGGCAACTGCGCCACGTGCACCGCTATTGGCAGCAACAACGGTCTTCTTGTTTACAGAACCTTCTTCAGAAGTAGTTGGTTTTGGAGCAGCTTTGAGGTCAAGACCTTCGGCTAGTTCAAATTCCATTTCTTCTTTGCTTTTTTTCTCCATGCCGTTGTCGTCAAACTCTTCGGTGTCGTCCATCTCTAGTTCGTCGCCGCCAGCAACACCCATGTCGGTGTCTTCATCGTCACTCATCATGGCTTCAAAATCAGCCATGAGTTCGTCAAGCTTGTCTTCTAGATCAACCACACGACCTTCGAGGTCTCCGTCGTGGCCTTCGGCACCGTCTTCGTCTTCTTCCATCATGCCAGTTTCTTCGGCTTCAACTTCGTCCATGAATTGTTTGGCAGCACTGCCGCCCATTTCTTCAACGTCGTCTATACCTTCTTCTAGCTCGTCGGCTTCTTCAAGACTTTCGTCTTCTTCTAGCTCGTCGGCTTCTTCTAGCTCTTCAGTTTCCTCTTGCATGAGGTTTTCATAAATCTCGCGGCTCTTTTCTACCACGATGTCGTGGAATAGTTCGCGAGCTTTTTGCTCTTCATCATTGATCACATATTCGATCAACTGTTCAAATTTCGATGTCATATTGTTCCTCCGTAAAGTATGGCTCGTAATTTTATTTACATATTATGTAAAATATTGGGTGTTTACATGTGGAAAACTGCCTAAAAAGGCAGTTTTTTTATTTTTTACAGTGCAGGCGCTGCTGGTGGCGGTGCATACTGTTTTCTTATCAGCGCAAGTTTTTCTTTGTATTCAAAAGTTCTCACGTCGTTCATCATTCTCAGCTTGCGCAGTTGTCTCAGTGTCAGGTGAGTTTTACGCAGATCACCATAGGTGGGTTGACTGTTGTCTTGACTGATGTCTTGATAACCTTCGGGCTGTTTGCGGTAAAGTTCGTTGAGAATCATGCTGTATTTATAACGCTGGCGGCGCAGCAGGGGTAGCCGCGGCCACGCCCGGAGCAGTCATACCAGTGGCCGAAGCACCAGGAGCTCCGCCCACAGCGCCAGCTTCTGCACCCACTGGGGTGAGATTAGACAGGTCTTGACCAGTTTGAATATCTGTTTCCAGTCCAGCTGGTGTGATACCAATGCTTCGCAGATCCTGACCTTGTGTGGTCTGCAGATCTGGCTGATCTCGTTCTTCGCGCCACATTTTTTCGTTTTCCACGATCTCTTCTTCGCTGAGTCCCAGATAACGTTTGAGCATGAAACGCTTGCTCAAGTAAGGCACTGCTTCCAGCGAAGTAAATGTGTTAACACGGCTGGTGTCCAGCTCAATTTCTCTATAGGCTGCAAAGTTCTGCGGTGCACAGAAGTTCAAACTAAACAGGCCTGCATCAATGTTAAATCCACGCCAGCGCAGGAACATCTTGAATTCGTCGTCTAGCTTTTGTATCACAAGTTGCTGCAAACGCTCGCAGTATTGATTGAAACGATATTCTTGAATCAGTGCTGTGCCCACACGACCGTCGTTTACCGGCACACTGGAATCATCAGGACCAGTGGGCAAATAGCTCGAAGGCACACGCAGGCCGCGGGCCATTTTGTTGTTGAAATACTTTAGGTCGTCAATTTCACCCAGGTTCTGGCCACCTTGTAGCGTGTCAACACTGGATCCACGACCTTCGGATGTTTGTGGGAAAAAGTAGTCTTCGTTGATGCTCAGTGGGTTGTATGTAGCATCCATCATGTTTTGTCCGCCACCCGACAGTGTGGGGATTCTACGCTGGTGCATTTCGTTTTTCACACGTTCCACAAAGGCCATGGCCATGTGGCTGGGCATGTTGCCCACGTCAATTTTGAACACTCTGCGTTCTGGTGCACGGCTCACACGATAGATCAGCACAGCATCTTCCAGCAGTTCTTTCTGCTTGTAGACCTTGAAAATGTTCTCTAAAACACTCTTGCCAAAGGGCCAAAATACGTCTAAACCTTCGCTCAAACTGATGTGCACAACATGTTTTGCATCCAGTGTGGCTTCGTTCACTGCTCGAGCAAAACGACTGTTGCCCACTAGCCCCTGCGATCCCGATGGTGCTGTGTAGTTGCCTTGGTTGGTGATAGATCCCACAGACGGGTTTACCACAAAGTCCTGTGCTGTTTTGGCAGCCACTGTCATGTTCTCAAAGTTGGGGTTGAGATCACGAATCACATACTGTTCAGGGCGCTTGCCTTCGGATTCGTTCACAATGATGCGACTGACCTTGGTCATGTCTACCCACATCATTTCAAAAGTTTCTGGGTCGCGCACAAATACCTGATCACCGTATTTGATGGCATTGCGGAACAGTTTGAATATGCGTTGATCTAGTTTGTTGAGCTTGGTCCACTGTTGCAGTTGTTTTTTGATGATTTCAACTTCGTGATCTGTGGGTTGATCTGTGAACGCAATGTCAAACGGTGTGTTGTTGTCTTGATTTCGTTGTGTGCTAAATTCAGCAATGATGTCTAAACATGCATTGATTTCTGAGTCGCAATCCATGTTTTCGTATTGATTGTATCGCTCAATACGATTGGGGTGAC